GCCGCCGCACCCTCGGCGCGCGCATCCGCCTCGCTGATCTCCTGCAGCCGCTGCACGCGCACGTCAGTGATCTCCAGCGTGATGCGGCTGGCCCGGCGCGGCATGAACATCGGCTGCCGGTACTTGCCAAACCCGGGCTGATGCTGGGCATCCGCCTCGTACCAGATGCGAAAGGCTGCGTCCATTTCTCGCGGAGGCACTGGATCCGCTTCCGCGCACGCGCGCCACGCTTCCCGCACCCAGAGCCTGTCACCGGGATGGCCGTAGGGGCATGGTGTCGGCCAGCAGCGCTCCTCCCAGGACGTGCGGCTCTGCGACTCCAGCACCCAGCCGCCCGGGTATTGGTGCGCATGGAGGCCGCTGAATCCAAGGTTGAGCCCTGGCGTCAACTGGCGCCACTTCACGACCCGCCGCTTCTGCGTCTTCGTGCCGGCCAGCAAGGCGAGCACCTCGGGCGCGCTCATGAGGATGGGGCGCTCTTTCTTGTCAGCCATCATTGCCTGGCCTTGGTGGTGTATGTGACATCAACGATTCGACTCACAAGGAACGACTGTCCGCATTCGTCGCATTCGTGCTCGCCGTCGCCATCAAGGCCCGGCCCAAGATTCCACTCCCAGGCATCCCGGTGCATGTGGCCGCAGTGCGGGCAGGTCGGCCACGCCGTGTGCGTTGTGTCGATGGCGCTCACGTCTTCTGCTCCTGCTGCTGGTCCATGGCGGCATCGGTCACCATATCCATCGCCTCGGCCGTCGTGACGTAGGTGCGCGTCAGGTCAAGGCCCACCGATGCAGCAACCTCCATGCGACACAGCGCGTACCAGCGCATGCGCCACCAGCGCCACCGCTTCGCATCCACCTCCGCCGCCAGTGCGCGCGCCTCGGATGCTGCGAGCTTGGCGGTCAGTTCCGCGATGCGCGCATCCTTCGCCGCCATGGTCGCGAGGTAGTCGCGCTGGCGGATGAGTGCGTCGTCGCCTAGGTCGTGTGGCATGCCTTTCGCCCACTTCAGCATCTGCATGCCGGAGCCAATCGGCTCGTACTTCGCCACCACCGGACACGATTCGTCCTCTGCAAAGACGCTTTCGATCTGCGCAAGCGCCCGTTCCGCCGTCAGCTCAACCCTGGGCGCCGCCACCGGACGCGCCGCATCGCCGGACAGTTGCGCACCAAGCTCGCCGGCCATCCGGATGCAATCGACCATCGCCAAGACGGATGCACGCGCCTCTTCAACGGCATTCGCGAGTGCCCGATCCTCCCAATCAGCGATGTCTCGAAGCACGTCCTGCATCACGGATGCAGCCCGGCGCAGCGTCGCCTCGTCGTCTATGGAGCCGCACCAGCCGTGGTATGCGCCGGCCGGCCGCGCCAGCCCGCCAAGCTGCCGCACCTGCGCCTCGTAGTGCGCGTGGGCGTCGGCGAGGATGGCGCGACAGAACGCCAGAGTTTCCCCCCATCGACCGTTAAACGGTCTGGAGCGCTGCTTGAAGCCGATTACCTCGTCGTCGCTTGGCGAGTATGGCTGCAGGTTGTTGGTGCTCATGAGTTCCCAGTCAATGATTCGGCGTGCTCGCGACGCATGCGCGCGTCGCTCTCGGTGGTGATGCGCACCTCGACGCCATCCGGCCTGTCGAGGACCAGCAGCGTCCAGGACTCCGGCGCGAATGCTTCGCGGCAGGCCTCCATGTCGGCCTGGGTGATCTGCAGCGAGCGGGCCCCGGTGAGCTTCCACAGGGCTGCGGCCAGCACCCGCTCGCGGTCGGTGAGTTCGGTGGTGCTCATGCCGCCTCCCGCGCGCCAGCGTGAAGCGCCTCGATGTAGGCAGCCAGCGCGGTTTCCTGTTCGGGCATGGTTAACCTTTCCTGAATGTCTTGGTGAGATCGCCGCTGACGCAGCGGCCGCGGCGCAGAACGGCGCGGCCTAGGCGCGCCTGCTCGGTGTGGCTGTTGGTGGCCTGCCTGACCATGCCAAAGTAGCTGTTCGCAAGCGCAAACAGCGCTTCTTCCTCGGCGTGCTGCAACTTGCTGATCGCGCTGTTGAGCGTCCGGCGCCTGGTGGTTCGCCGCCACGGTTTGATGACATGGCCCACGAAGTCAATGCCGCGGTCGACCGGCTGCAGTACCGTCTTCTTGGCGTTGAGCCGCGCGCCCAGCCTGCCTGGCAGGAAAGTCTCGATGTCTGCCAGCGCTGAGCGCAGCCAGTTCTGGTCCTCGTGCAGGAGCACGAAGTCGTCGACGTAGCGGACGTAGCGCGTGGCTCGCAGCACGTGCTTGACGTGCTGGTCGAGCGCATCGAGGTAGACGTTCGCGAAGAACTGAGACGAAAGGTTCCCGATGGGCAGCCCCTTGCCGGTTGGCGCTGCCATCAGGCGCTTGTGCGGCGGCACCAGCTGCAGCAGCTCGCGGCGGCCCTGGATCTCGACATCGCGGCGCGGGTCGTGCATCAGCACCGTGTTCGTGAGCCAAAGCCACCACGGTTCGGTGATGTGCTTGGCCAGCTGTTCCCGCAAAACTACCTTGTCGATCGAGACAAAGAAGTTGGCCAGGTCGCACTTCAGGTAGAAGGCGGGCTTCGACCAGTTCTCGGTGATGCTTCGCACCTGGTGCTCCAGGCGGTTGGCGGCGTAGAGCGTGCCGCGGCCCGGAATGCAGGCGCAGGTGTCGGCCGTGAAGCGCGCGTAAAAACGAGGCGAGATGCGGTTGTAGAGGAGGTGGTGGACGATGCGGTCCCGAAAGTCCGCTGCCCACACCTCACGCGGCCGTGGCCGTGTCACGACAAAGCATATCGACCGGCCTGGCGTGTAGGTTCCGGCGATCAGCTCTGCGTGCAGGTCGCATAGGTTGCGCTCGACGTTGGCCTCGAAGGCCAGTGCACTCGCGCTGTTGCGCTTGGTGCGTCTGCAATCGATGTAGGCCATGACGAGCTGCTCGAACAAGTCTGAATCTGCGGACGGCTCTGGCGCGCAGCTCGGCGCTCTTGTGGTTGTTGTTCTGGTTGCCGTTGTTGAAGTTCTGGTACCACGCGTTGGACGCGCCGGCCTGCTCAATGTCGTGCGATCTACATCGCCTGGCCGAAGGCTTTCGCCGATCAGCCTGGCAACTGCGCTGGGCCCGGCCTGCCTGCTGGCAGCGGTCTCCGTGGTGCGCATGGCGGTGGCCTCGTGAGCCAGCGGCACGACCAGATTCAAATTGCGCACGGGCATGTGGGCCTTGACCGTCATGCTGCAGGCGCCTTGTTCGCTGCGGACTTGAGCCACCCGCCACCCTGCCTTCCGATGCTGTCGAGCAGCGCGACGGACTTCGCCCAGAGGGCATGCGAGACGTAGCGGCTGTCGTGGCTGACGCGCAGGAGCACCGTGGTCGCGCGCAGGTGCGTCATCAGCGCGTGGATGTGGCCGGCGCGCTCGCCTTGTTTGGTGGCATTGGCAAGCGCCATCCGGTCGAGCATCTCGGTGCAGTGCTGCGAGATCTTGTCGCCCAGCGATCGCTTCACGCCGCGCGGCATCTGCTCCTGCACCTGGACGGCCAGTTGCAGCAACTGCACCCCGGTGCGGTAGATCGGCAGGTCCGTGTGGATGGCCATGGCTCAAGTCAAAAGGATTGAAGGATCAAGCGGTAAGCTGAATCAAGCGGACGGCTCTGGCGCGCAGCTCGGCGCTCTTGTGGGTGCCGTCCTGGAAGCCGTTGTCGAAGTACTGGCACCACGCGCCGGACGCGCCGGCCTGCTCGCATGTCCAGTACCAGTCATCCTTGAACTGGCCTTTCAGGTGCATGAACAGCAGCGCGGAGAGCGGCCGCGTTGGCAGCGCCGCGCCGATGCCTGCGGCCCAGGCCATTGCATCCTTCCAGGTCATCTCGCCGCCCGGCTCGTCTGCCAGCAGGACGACGGCGCAGTTCGTGCCATCTGCGGCCGTGGTCAGGCCGGCGAAGAGGCCGCCTTCGAGCGGCTGACCGATGGCCGGTATGTCTTTCAAATGCATGGGTTCTCCAGGTGCGCCGGTGTCCCGGCATGTGTCACGGTTGATGAACGGGAAACGAGTGAGAGTTCCGCGCGTAGTCGAGCTCGTGGTATTTGTCGAGCCACCTGTCACGCCAGTCTTCCCAGGTAGCGGCCATGCGCTCCGGGCTGTTCAGCCGGACCCAGCCGATCGGCTGGGTCCCGGCCAGCGCCGACCACGGTGTTGGGGTGGCCGGCATCAGGTCGCGCTTCTCGGTGGCCAGCGCCATAAGGTCTGCGATGCGGATGTCCTGGCCGTGCGCCACGAACACCGTGCTCACCGCAAATGCGCTGCGCACACGGCGCAGCCAGCGCTCTTCCCACTGGCGCCATGGCAGCCCGATTTCCGCCTTGTGGGGGCTGGGCAGGTCGGCGCCGCAGTAGGGCTCGTGAGCATCGTGCAGCAGCGCGGCCAGCTGGCCGTAGACGTTGAGACCGAACTCGCGTTCCACGATCTCGCACACCAACAGGGAGTGCTCGGCCACGCTGTAGGGCCGCCGCGCATGCCCGGCGAAGCGGTTGAGTTGGCTCAGGGCCCATGCAGTGCTGCCAGCGGTGAACTGGCCAGGCTGCGGAAACCTGGTGTCCATCTCGGCGCCCTCTGCTGTCACGATGAAGGTCATGGTGGCTGCGCTCCAGGCCTACGTCACAGGCTGCCCAGGCGCAGCGGCGCCGGGTTCACCGCCGCCCTGACGGACTCGATCAGTTCCTTGGCTGCGGCTTCGTGCACGCGATCCGCACGGATCAGTTCGTACCTGAATGTGAGCTTGCCGCCCGCGGTGCTGTACTTCAGTCTGGCCGTGATCTGCCACGGCTGGCCGCCCCAGAAGACCGGGATGCCGATGCCGAAGCGCTCGAAGACCTTCATGTCGGCCACGGTCTGGTCGTCGGCGTCGTTGATGTACTCCAGTCGAGCGCCACCATCCTGCAGGCGAATCGCCGACTTGAACCGCATCTCCTGCCGCGCCACGAAGTTGGTGGCCATGGTCTTGAGTTGCAGCAGGGTCGGCAGGCCGTTCGCCTCGGCGAAATCCTCCTCGTGGTTCTCGATCCATTCGGCGAATTCCACCTGGCTCATCGGTTTGCCGTGCATGCCGAGCCATGCCTTCCACTCCGCGCTCAGCATCGGCGTGAACGTCGCCTTGTGGCCGCGCCAGCCGGCCTGCGCCGGCGTGTGCTCATCGATCACGCCAACGAACGAGAGGGCGTAGGACTGGGGGTTGAATCCGCACCAGACGGTCGCTCCGTTGTCGTCGGTGCGATGGTGCCGAACGTAGTCTGTGAAGCTGGCAGCATCGATGAGCGTGGCTGACGCCACCGTGCGGCGCGGGTTGTCCAGCAGCCGTTCCAGGTCGATCTCTTCGAGCCGCTGGCCCTGCGGCAGGGCCACGTGGAGCAGGCTGGCGTTTTCATTCGTGATGAGTTCGGCCTTTGGAAGCACGCGCGCCAGCGTGGCGGCAAGGTTCTCTGCCGCGGCCGCGTGTGGTTGGCCGCCCTTGGTGTCGATGGTCATGGTGAGCTTGGCTCCTTGTGGTGATCGGTTGATGCGGTGGTTGTGTGGCCCAGCCCGTCAAGCCGTCTTGATCTCGCCGGTTTCCTGGTCGATGGTCCGCGGCGCATGCTTGACCTCCGGTACCGCCCGCAGATCCAGCGTGCGCTGGTTGGGGTTGGTCATCTGCAGGTTGCCCTCCACCGTGGGCCAGAGCAGCGTGTCATCGGCCTTGGGTTCCGGCACCTTGGTCTTCACGTCGGCAGCAATGGCCACTGCGCCGGCCGACTTCTTGAGCTTCAGCGTGATCGTCAGCGTGCCGGCCTTGCCGGTCTCGTCCACGCCCTTTACCAAGGCGGCCAGTTGTTCACTGGCCCGGTCGCTGAACCTGCCTTCCTCCAGCAGGCGCAGCGTGTCGGTGATAGGTTTGATGCTCATGAGTCCTCGGTTGATTGGGTGTGGGCCGGTCCAGGTGGTCAGGCCGTGCGCGCCGGCCTGAGCCGCGCATCGCGCCTGCGTCGTTCTCTCTTCAGTGCCTCCGGGACCGCGTCAGCCGCTCCACCATGCGCTGAGCGATGGCAGCCGTGCGATGCCATGCAGCCGCCAGCCGTTCGTGGCAGGTTTCCGGCCGCTGGTCGGTTGTCAGCGGCGGGCGGGGGTCCTCATCGCGTGGGCCGGGTGTGCCTCCACCGGCGCCGGCGGATGGCTCGGATCTCCCGGCGGCCGCGGTGCATGCGGCCCGCGCCGCTTCTGCGGCGTCGGCATCCATCACGTCGGCGAGCGCGGCGAATATCAGCATCCGTGCCACGTCGTTGGGCGGCTGCAACTGGTCGGCCAGCACGGCCGATGCGGTCCAGGCTGGGCAGCCGTTTGGCTGGCTGGAAACCAGGGCTCGGATCGTGCTGACATACACGCCGGCCAGCAGTTCGTAATGACGCCCACAGAGCGTGCGGGCGGCCTCGCGGTTCTTGTGGACGATCGCGACCAGTTGATCTACGTCGCCCTGGCTGGGTGGGAGGAACGTGATGCTCATGCTCTGGCTCGGCTCAAAAGGACTGAAGGATCAAGCCTTGAATCTGCGGACGGCTCTGGCGCGCAGCTCGGCGCTCTTGCGGGTGTTGTCCTGGGTGCCGAAGCCGAAGTACTGGCACCACGCGTAGGACGCGCCGGCCTGCTCAGACGACCAGTGCCAGCCGGCCTCGATGCGCTGCTTGCAGTTGGCGTACATGAGCGCCAGTTCCTGCCGCGTTGGCAGCGTGCCGCCGGCGCTCTCGGCCCAGGCCATGGCACTCGTCCAGGACATGCGGGTGTCCGGCACGGCCGCCATCAGCACCAGGTGGTGCCCCGGTTGGCCGGCGGCGTCCAGCACCAGGCCTGCGTAGTGCTCGCCCGGCTGCAGTTCCGGCAGCGTGATGTGCGTCTCAGATGTTTGGTCAGTGGTCTCGGTCATGGGGTGCTTTCTGTCGGTACAAATGCATGGTCGCGAGGCGTGCGGCACGCTCATCCCTGTGTTGCTCGTGCGCCGTCCCAATTTGCTTCTTCGAGGGCCGTGTGCAGCGCGTCCAGGAACGGCTCGTCAGCAGCCATGACGCCGCCGGCCTCCAAGTGGTCCGCGATGCTCTGGGCAGCGGCCACCAGCCGTGGCGCGGCGATGAGGAGATGGGCGATGCGGATCTGCTGGCGCATCGTCGCGCCGTGGACGTCGGCGATCACGGTGCCTTGCGCGTCAACGACCTGGGTCGTGTACAGAGCCGTGGCTGGGCCCATGGACCACGGCTCCGGGGCGCCGGTGCTCATGCCAGCACCCGGGCGGCGTAGCTCACCAGGGCGACGCACAAGGCGCCGATCGAGATCGTGATCACCACGAGGCGCAGCACGAAAATGTTCTTCTCCTGCTCGGTCACGCGCTGTTCCGCGGCCAGATCTATCACGGCCGGGCAGTCTCGGCCCTGCGTGCACCTGGCGTCACAGCAGAAGCGCTCCGGCTGCCCTGCCCGGCGGGCCATCGGCTGCGTGTCATGCGCGCAGCCTGGCTGGCCCAGCATGTACTGCCGGCCACGGGATGGGAACGGAATGGGCGGTCGTTGAGCCATGGCGATCTCCAAGCAAAGATCCCGGGTGGCCGGGTTACTGCGGCAGGTCCAGCGGTTGGGTGTGGCGGAAGTCCGCGATGGGGCGGAAGCGCCGCTGCGACTCCTGGCGGACCATTTCGACCACGCGGGAACCCGTGATGGGCGGCATGGCCGGCCGCAGCGCGCGGTCGTTGGCGGCCCGCGTCCGAGCCAGTTTTTCCTGCGCCTCGCGCAATTCCTTGGCATCGCCCCAGCCCTTGATCGCGATGGCTGCAGCAATGATGGTGACGGCCAGCGCGATGGCGCCGATGCCGGCGTACATCGGGTTGACGCCGTCGATCTGTGTCACTTGGCGCGGCTGGGCGCCGGCAACGGCGCAGAAGGCGCAGGGGTTGTACGAGGTGGTCATGGTGTGCTCCGTGACGTGGGTTGCTGGTGTTGTGGGTGGGTCAAAAGGACTGAAGGATCAAGCCGTGAATCTGCGGACGGCTCTGGCGCGCAGCTCGGCGCCCTTGTGGAGGTAGCCCTGGTAGCCGTAGCTGAAGTACTGGCACCACGCGTAGGACGCGCCGGCCTGCTCAGACGACCAGTGCCAGCCGGCCTCGATGTGCTGCTTGCAGTTGGCGAACAGCAGGGCCTGCTCCTTCCGCGTGGGCAACACGCCGCCGACGCTCTCGGCCCAGGCCATGGCGGCTGCCCAGTTCAGTTCGCCATCCGGGGCGGCGGCCATGAGCACCAGGTGATGCAGGTGCTGGCCCTGGGCATCGAGCACGACACCGGCATAGTGCTCGCCGGGCCGCAGGCTGACCGGCGGGGTGGCGCATGTAGGTGCAGCCTGGGCCTCTTGGTGCCTCGCGGTGGCGCGGCCGATCACGGCCGCACGCTCATGGTGGCGGGTGGCGCCATCCGTGCCCAGGCCAGCCTGTTCGGACTGTCTGGCGAACTCCGCCTGTTGTCGGGTCGTCATGCAGCTCAGGGCCAGCATCAGCAGCTGGTGGGCGGCGCGCAGCTCGTCGAGCATGTCATCGGCCAGGGGCTGCGGCGCAGGATGTTCTTTGGCGTCCATCGAGATCGTCCTTCATGTGGTTGGGCTACTGGCACGCGTATGGCGCCATCTATCGCGGTCTGTGCGTCAGGTGATGAGGCTCAGCCACTGCTCGGCGGCGGCCTTGGCGACTTGCAGGTTGCGGAACTCGACCTGCGGCTCCAGGTGACCCTGGGCGAACTCCAGCTCCACGGTCACGACGAAGCCGTTGGTGGTGACCCGGGCGCCGGCGCTGCGGCCGGGCATGCGCCCATACAGCACACCACCGCCGGCGGGTGTCCAATGGACCGCTGACCCCAACTGGGTGGGGCGGCGCGCAGAGGTGCAGGGCAATGCGCTCATGCTGCAGCCCTCGGCGTGGCATCGTCATGCCATACCACCACATCGCTCTCGCGGCGCAGCAGGCCCTGCTGCGGGTAGCGTGTGTACAGGTGCTGTTCGCCCCGCGGGGCGTCCTGCCACTCGAAGAATGGCAGGACGCGCGCATCCACGGCCAACAGTGCAGCGTTTTCTTCCTCGTGCTGCGTGGCCATGGCGGCCAGTTGGTCGGTGCTGGTGGTCATGCCGCTCGGATGCCACCACTCCAGGCTGGCCCAGGTCACCGACTGGGCCATCTGCGCGGCTGCGAAGTCCGCGGCCATGGCGGCCTGCTCGTTCTCATGGAGGCGGGGCAGGGTGCAGACGGCGTTCATGACGCGCTCCCGATGGCCACGATGGCCTTGTCCATGGCGGCATGCGCGCGGGCGATGCGGCGGCAGGTGGCGCACTGGTCCTGCGGCGACAGGCCGTCGTGGCACATGTTTCCGGCCGGAGGCAGCGGCGGCGCCACGTCCTGCAGTGCGGCCAGCAGTTCCGCGGCCACGCGGCGCAGCGCTGGGGCGCAGGCGAGCAGCCGGGCCAACGGCTCATTCGGCCCGGCCCAGGTGGCCGCCACGCAGCGGCCGGCGTCGTCCAGGATGCGGTGCATGAGCACCTCGCCCGTGATGGGCGACACCACGGGCTCGACGCGGAGCGGCCGGGTGGGATCGTCTGCGGTCTGGGTGGTGGTCACATTGGCTCCATCAGTGGGGTGTGAAGGATTGAAGGACCGAAGGATTCAGACTCTGCGGACGGCTCTGGCGCGCAGCTCGGCGCTCTCGTGGAGGCTGTCCTGGTCGCCGTAGTAGAAGCTCTGGCACCACGCGTTGGACGCGCCGGCCTGCTCAGACGACCAGTGCCAATCCGCCACGAGGTGCTGCCTGCAGTTGGCGAACAACAGGGCCTGCTCCTGCCGCGTGGGCAACACGCCGCCGACGCTCTCGGCCCAGGCCGTGCCGGCTGCCCAGTTCAGTTCGCCCTCCGGCGCTGCGGGCATCAGCACCAGGTGATGCAGGTGCTGGCCCTGGGCATCGAGCACCGCGCCGGCGTAGTGCTCGCCGGGCTGGAGGTTCAGGGGGGTTGCGGCGGCGAGTGCGACGCTGGCGGCTTCGATGGCCGGTCGCGAGTCGTTCGGGACACCGTCGAGTTCGTAGCGGGCCACCAGGGCGCGCAGCGCCTCCAGCAGCGTGGGCGGGGCGACGGGGGCTTGGGCTTCGGCCTCTGCGTTGAGACGGAGGTCAGGAGCGGCTGCGGGCTGGGTGGGGGTCACTGGGCTCTCCAGGCGACCGGGGTGGTCGATGGATGAATATTAGTCCGACTGTTTGCATGAGTCAACAGTCAGACTGATATTCCACGAAGAGACCGACGCAATCGTGAAAATTACCCGTTCCGCGAGCAGCGGGAGCGAAAAGGTGCGGGCCTAGGACTCCAAAACTTGAGCCTGTGATAGCGTCAAGCAGCGCTGGCCGCGAGCCCAGAAGTAGGCCGCGAGCAGCCTACTGGAGTACGGCGATGAAATGGTTGCTGTTGATGCTCGGTGGCTTCGTTGTCCTATCCCTCTTGTTTGGGAAATCAGACCCGAAGGCGCAAGAGAGGATGAAGGCGCGCGCCGCCATCCAGCTATGCTGGAAAGACTACGAACGCAGGTCCCTCAGCGAAGCCGAGAAACAGTTCATCGCCGGGGCTTGCGAGAGGATGGAAGCGAACTTCGAGACGAAGTACAACGCCAGGCCCTAGTTGCCGAGTTCCGTGTCAACGAGAGTGCCGCTGTCCGGATTTCTCCCCATCTGCCGGCGGCAGATCAAGCCCAACCAGGGTCATGGCGGCCTCGAATCGACCTTTCCGCTCCTCGCTCGCTGCGTCGTAGATGCGGGCGATTTGAATGGCTCTGGGGCTGAGCTTTTCGAGTAGCGCACTGGTGCCCACCACGTACATGCCGACCGGCTCTTGAGCTGTCAGGGTCTGGCCGGTGGTGGCGGTTGATTCGCTCCGTGTGCTCGGTGCGTCAAGCCACCTCCGCGCTGCCGCCACGGCAGATGCGTTGATCGACGGGCTGATCAGATCCGGACTGACGCTCAGCAAAGTGGCGAACTTGAGCAGCACATCCTGGTTCGGCGGGATCTTCCCGCCCAGATACTGCGCCAGAGCGCTCTGCCCGAAACCGAGCTGATCGGCCAGCTCCAGCTGTGAGTGCGGCTGGCCAGCTTCCTTGAGCTTGGTTTGGTGCGAGTCGAAGAGCCGCCGGAGGCGTGCGGCGTCCTGTCGCTGTTCTGGTGTGAGTGGCTTGGCAGGCATTCCGTCACGCTATTAGCCGACCTCATGCACCGCAAACAGCCCGACTGTTGTGTTTTACAAGCAGTCGGACTAATATTGCATGCATGAGCGCACTCAAAGCCATCCGCGGCCTGCTTCGTGTCACCCAGGCTGAGCTCGGCGAGGCCCTCGGCGTCACCCAGGGCAATGTGTCCTTCTACGAGCGCGGGCAGACCATCCCGCCAGATATCGCCGGCCGCGTGCTTGACTTCGCGCGCAGCCGCGGGCTTCACATCACGTACGACCACCTCTACGGTGGCGCGGCTCTACCCGACTCGTCGGCAGAGCGGCCGGTAGCTGTCAGCCAGATTGCGCATCACGCACCTGCCGGCAACCTGCCGGCCCTGCAGCCGGACGATTACCCGCCGGTGAAGCAGCGCACCGAGCGCGGCTCCGTGCAGGTGCTCCACGCTCCGCGCACAGCGCTGGGCGCCGGTGGTGAGACGGGCCCGGACACCTCCGGGCAGGAGGCCGTCCATGCGTGATGCTGTTCGTCATGTGCCCACTGTGGCTGAGCTGGCGGTGCCGGGCAAGCTGCCCACCGGCCCCATGCACAGCCCCACGCATCGTCATGCGCAACCACGATATGACGTAGGGGGTGGTGGGCCTGTGTCTTCGCCGCTCCCGCCTCTCCAGCCGCAGGACTACCCCCAGGTGCGGCGCCGCACAGAGCGCGGCTCCACGGCCGACCCGCACCCCGGTAGTTCCAGCGCTTTGCGCGCCGGGCCGCCATCAACACCCGGGCCAGCCGGCCCGGGCTCCTCACCCTCAGAACTGGCCGGTACGGCCTGAAAGGCATCCATGAACGACAGCAATGCATCAGTCCTAGATCCGAAAGCCGGTAGCGCCGGCGCGGCGGAGATGTTGGTCATCTCCAAGCCGCAGCTGAGGGCGGCGCTTCTCCTTTGGGAGAGGCAAGCCCGCGCTGGCGGGACCCGAACCCACGAGGAAGCTGATGCACTCCCTGTCGAGCAGGTGGCCCAAGAGTCGGCTGACTTCCTGTGGGGTCTTCTCCCTGGTGCGGAGACCTGGCTGTCCACGTCAGACCTGGCTGCAGATCTCTGCTCCGAGGTGGCGGCCAGCCCGGAGCGCGGCGCTTGACTCCCTGACGCGGCGCGAGGCCAGTCCGTGACCATCGACACCACGCACTTCATGGCTGACCTCACCGCGGTGCGGCGTCAGCCGCGCGGAGGCTGCTGGAGCCGTTTGAGTTCACTCACGGCAGCGGCTCGCGCCCCATCCGAGATGGGTCGCGACAGGAGCAGGCCATCCAGGTACTCCGGGTCGAGCATGTTCACAGCGGCCTGGGCAGTCGGCGTGCTCTGCAGCACCGCCTTCAGGACCGCATGTTGCGCAACGAGCGAACCGATGAGCTTGTCGATGTTTTCCATGGGCGCCCTCCTGGGGCTGGGTGGTTGGGGGACTGCCAGCGTATCCCAGGTAGGGCGCCCACCCCTCTGAGTCGAAAGGTCCGCATGAGCACCTTCATCTACGTGGCGGCCCTTGTCGCGGCCAATAACCTGGTGTGGGCCATCGGCCCCTGGGCGTCGCCGTTGATCGCGTTCGCTCTGATCGGCCTGGACCTATCGCTGCGAGATCGGCTGCACGACCGACACGGCCTCTTGGCCTCTGTCGGGATGGTTTTCGCGGCGGGGGTGATCTCGTTCGGCATGAACCCGGCCGCCGGCCGGATCGCCGCAGCGTCATGCACTGCTTTCGTGGTGGCCGGGCTGGCGGATGCACTTGCCTACCAGGCGCTGCGCCGCTGGGTTCCGCTGATGCGCATGAACGGCAGCAACGTCGCCGGAGCCATCGTCGATTCGCTCATCTTTCCCGCGCTCGCCTTCGGCGGCCTGATGCCTGGGATCGTGGTGCTGCAGCTCGCGGCCAAGGTTGCTGGTGGGGCCGTGTGGGCCTGGCTGCTGACGAAGAGAGCGTCAGCATGAGGTTCTTCACCGGCCTGCACCAGCCCAGCGATGCGCGTCACTTTGACGCGGCCTTCATCAGCATCAACCGCCTGCGGGGCCGCAAGTCGCCGATGCAGGTGCGCGACTGGATCATGGACAGCGGCGCCTTCACGGAGATCAGTTCCCGCGGTGGCTACCGGCACAGCGTGGCCGACTACGCGGCAGAGATTCGGCGCTGGGCCGGCAACGGCAACTTGCTTGCGGCGAGCGCGCAGGACTGGATGTGTGAGGACGTGGTTCTGAAGCGTGCCGCAATCGCCGAGGGCACGCTGCCGGCGCCGGCGTGGTTTGACCATGCCGACCCGCAGGCATTTCGCAAGTTGGGTGCCGTGCCATGGGCTTTCGAAGGCCACCGCGAGCAGCAGTTGCTGGCTCATCAGAAGCGCACCATCGAGCGCTACGACGCGCTTCGGCGCGAAGACACCGCGGGCGTGTACATCCTGCCCGTGCTGCAGGGCTTCGCGCCGGCCGACTACGTGGCGCACCTGGCCATGTACGGCGACAGGCTGCCGGGGGGGGCGTGGGTTGGCGTTGGCTCCGTGTGCAAACGCAACGGGGACCCGCGCCAAGTGGCCGCGGTGCTGCTGGCGATCAAGGCCGCGCGGCCGGAACTGAAGTTGCACGGGTTCGGGCTGAAGACCACGGCGCTGGCCGATCCGCTCGTGCGCTCCCAGCTGGAGACCGCGGATTCCATGGCCTGGAGCTTCAGTGCGCGGAAGAACGGCCGCAACGCCAACGACTGGCGCGAGGCGGTGCATTGGGCCAAGAACATCACGTCCCGTCCTGTGCAGCACGTGCTTGATCTCCTGCTGGCTCTTTCATTGGAGGCCCTATGACCCACCCCGTGGGCACCCACCTGGGCGGCGTCAGGTCGCTGGAAGACCTGCGCCTGCGTTGCGTCTGCCGTGATGGCTGCTGGCACCTGCGCACCGCGCGCGGCCGGCGGCACCAGCGGGGCGATGGCCCGATGCGCATCTGGTCAGCGCTCCATGGCACATCCCTGCTGGCCAGGCGGCTGGCGTGGGAATTGCACACCGGTGCGCCCGTGCCCAGCGGGCGGTCGGTGGTCGACACGTGCGAGGAGCGCGACTGCGTCAATCCGGACCACCTGCGCGCGGTGAGCCGGCAGGAGTGCGTGCGCGTCATGGTGGAGCGCGGGCTCACGGCCACGCCGGCCAAGACCATCGCCAACCGCCTGCAGGGGGCCAGGCGCAGCCGCATCAGCCCGGAGGTGTGGGGCTGGGTGTACGAGAGCACGCAGAGCAGCATGGCCCTCGCCGAGGTGCTCGGCGTGGCCGCTTCCCACATCGCCCAGAAGCGGCTCAGGCGCCGCGAGATGGCGTGCGGGCGGGGTGTGGCATGAGCCGCAAACGCTGCCACCGGCGCCCCATCGTCGCCCAGCCGCCCCGTGGAATGCGCCCCAGGCTGCGGGCCGCCCAGGTGCGTGACCTGGGCCTGTGCCATGCCATCAACCTCGACGCCATCGCCACCGGCACGGCCGATGCGGCCACGCTGTGGCAGTGGGTGGGTGGCGTGCTCACCTGGTCGCAGGTGGCCGATGTGCTGCAGGCTGGCGTGCCGGAGATGCAGGCGCAGCTCGAGATGGTCAAGCGCGTGATCGAACGGTTCTCCCGCACGGGCCGTGTCGGCTTCAGTGGGACCGACTACCAGCTTGCCAGGGAGGGCGTCCAAGTCATGGACCAGTTGTCCGAAGTCGTGGACAGGGCTACGGCCGTGGCGGCGGCCGAGTGGTCGGAAGAGCGGCTCAATGCGCTGGTGGGGCGTTCTGATGCGGGGGTGCGGTCGTGATGGATGGCTATGCCTCGCTGATCGCGTCCAAGTCCCAGGCCGGGGCAGACAGTGGGTTTGAGCCGCTTTGGATGCCGGACTTCCTCTTCGACTTCCAGGCCGCAAAGACGGAGTGGGCCATCCGCAAGGGGCGGGCCGCGAACGTTGCCGACTGCGGCCTCGGCAAGACCCCGATGTCGCTGACATGGGGCTCCAACGTGGCCCGCAAGACTGGCCGGCCGGTGCTGTACCTGAACCCGTGTGCAGTGGGCCCGCAGGTCGTGCGCGAGGCAGAGAAGTTCGGGGTCGAGGCCCGGATGTCGCGGGACGGTTCCAGCCATGGCCACATCGTCGTGACGAATTACGAGAAGCTGCACCTGTTCAACCCTGGCGACTTCGGTGGCGTCATCTGCGGCGAGAGCTCGATCCTGAAGTCGTTTGAGGGCCAGCGGCGCGGCGAGATCACGCAGTTCATGCGGAAGGCCGAGTACCGCCTGCTGGAGACCGCCACGGCGGCGCCCAACGACTACATCGAGCTCGGCACATCCTCCGAGGCCCTCGGCTACCTGGGGCATATGGACATGCTGAACCGGTTCTTCAAGAACGACCTCAACAACAGCGCCCAGGGGCGCATGCGCGGCGAGGTGATCAAGTGGCGGCTGAAGGGCCACGCCGAGGAGCCATTCTGGCGCTGGGTCTGCTCGTGGATGCATGCCATCCGCAAGCCTTCCGACATGGGCTACCGAGACGGCGCATTCGTGTTGCCTCCTCTGGAAGAGGTTGAGCACCTGGTGAAGTCGGCCACCCTGGCTGACGGCATGCTGTTCGAGATGCCGGCGGTGGGCCTGCAGGAGCAGCGCGAGGAGCGGCGCCGCACGGTGGGCGAGCGCTGCGAGTACGTGGCCGGGCTGGTGAACCCCACCGGCGAGCCGGCGCTGGTGTGGTGCGACCTCAACGAAGAGGGCGACCGGCTGGAGCGGCTGATCCCCGATGCCGTGCAGGTCAGTGGCGCCGACAGCGACGAGGCCAAGGAAGAGAAGCTGATGGCCTTCGCCAGCGGCAGGGCTCGCGTGCTGGTCACCAAGAAGAAGATCGGCGCCTGGGGGCTCAACTTCCAGCACTGCGCCCACATCGTGGACTTCCCTTCGCACTCCTTCGAGCAGCGCTACCAGGGCGTGCGGCGGTGCTGGCGCTTCGGCCAGAAGCGGCCAGTCCGCGTGGATACCGTGACCACCGAGGGCCAGCAGGGCGTCGTGAAGAACCTGCAGCGCAAGGCCGAGCAGGCCGACCGCATGTTCTCGCGGCTGGTCCAGCACATGAACGACGGCGCCGCCATAGCGCGCGTCGACCACCACACCAAACCCATGGAGTGCCCGCAATGGCTGTCGCCAATCAACTGCTGACCGACAAGTTCGCGATCTACAACGCCGACTGCATGAGCGTGATGCAGGCCATGCCGGCCGCGTCGCTGCACCTGTCGGTGTACTCGCCGCCATTCGCCTCCAGCGGTGTCGGCGGGCTCTACGTCTACAGCAGCGACCCGAGGGACCTGTCGAACTGCGACAGTTACGAGGGCTTCTTCAGGCAGTACACGTTCATCGTGCGCGAGCTGGCCAGGGTCACGGTGCCGGGCCGTATGTCGTGCGTCCATTGCATGGACATCCCGCGCAGCAACAGCGGCACCGACAGTTACATCGACTTCCCCGGCGACATCATCAAGTTGCACGAGCGGGAAGGCTGGAGGTACGCCGGCCGGCACATGATCTGGAAGGAGCCGCTGGAGGTGCGCCTGCGCACGATGCAGAAGAACCTGGCGCATGCCTCGCTGGTGGCCGATTCGATTGACTGCGGCATCGCCTCGGGCGACTACCTGCTTCTGTTCCGCCGCGAGGGCGTGAACCCGGTGCCGGTGGAGCACCCCGTGGGCATGCTGGAGTACGCCGGCGAGCGGCGTCCGCCCAACGACGTGCTGTCCTTCCGCGGCTGGAGCGGCAAGCAGACCGAGAACCGCTTCTCGCACTGGATCTGGCGGCAGTACGCCGATTGCATGTGGGACGACATCCGGTTCAACCGGGTGCTGCCGTATCGCGAGGCGCGCGACAGCGAGGACGAGAAGCACGTGCACCCGCTGCAGCTCGACGTCATCGAGCGCTGCGTGGTGCTGAGGAGCAACCCCGGCGAAGTGGTCTTCACGCCCTTCATGGGGGTGGGCTCCGAGGTCTACATCCCGGTGCTGCTGGCCCGCAAGGGCATCGGCACCGAACTCAAGCCCAGCTACTACCGCCAGGCGGTGAAGAACGTCCAGATGGCCGCGGAGGGCCGCAAGGACATCGAGACGTCTGAGGCGCTGGATTTCGGCGATGAAGCCCAGGCTCAGGCAGAGGCCGCATGAGCATGCCTGATCAACTGCCCGCCCCATTGGTGCCGGCCGAGGTTGACCTGCGCGGCTTGGAGTACATGCCGCTGCTCGGCGACAGGCTGTTCGGATCTGACTTCTACCTGGATGCCAACGACGCCGAGTTCCGCGTCGGGCTGACGTTGTGGTGGTCCGCCTGGAAGCAGGTCCCCGCCGGCTCGCTGCCGGACAACGACAGTCGTCTCTGCAAGCTGGCAGGGCTGGATGGGAACAGGGCAAAGTGGTCCAAGGTGCGCGAGCGGGCACTGCACGGCTTCGTCAAATGCAGCGATGGCCGCCTCTACCACCCCGTGGTGGCGCAGCAGGCCATGATTGCCTGGGCCAAGCGTGCGGAGGATCGCGAGGAACGCGAGAACGAGGCAGAGCGGCAGCGCCGGCACCGCGACGAGCGCAAGAAGCTGTTCGCAGAGCTTCGCGCGGCAGGAGTCGTGCCGGCGTACAACACAAAAACCGAAGAACTCCGGGCGCTGGCATCCAAGCATGTCACGTCACCTGTCACTGTGACAAGCGTGACAGGTGACGGTGATGTCACTGTGACAGTCACGCGTACGGTCACGTCACCTGTCACGCGCACAGCCACGGCTAAGACGGGACGGGACGGGACGGGAATACCAATACCACCGGGCGCGGTACTTCCGCCACCGTTGCGCGCGCCCGCCTGCGATGCCGAAGGCCCAACCGGCCAGGACGCACGGCCTGAGCCGCCGCCCAGCCCCCCGGAGCCCGGCTGTGGCGAGGAGGCGCAGTCGCCCACCCGGGCTGGCCTTGCGTGCCGCGCAATGCGGCAGGCCGGTCTGCAGGGGGTCAACCCGTCGGACCCCCGGCTGCAGGCGCTCCTGGGCCGCGGCGTGACGGCGGCAGAGCTGGGCGATCTGGCCGTGGAGGCTGTGGCCAAGGGCAAGGGGTGGGCGTGGGTGCTTGGCGCGGCCAAGGGCCGGCGGGACGATGCCGCCGGCATGGCTCAGGCCGCTGGCCCTGGGCCGTCTCCGCGGCCGCCGGCGCCATCCGGCGCCAAGGCCAATGACGACTTCGAGCGCTACCGGCGCGAGGACGCGGAGCGGCGGGCCAGGACGCCGGAGCAGGCGGCGGCGAGCGTGGCCGCCCGGGAGCGCGCCTTGGCGATGGCGCGGGACGCGCTGAAGCCGGCCCATGGGGGGCTCCAGTGAGCGCATGCGCCGAGCTCTCAGGGCGGCCGGCGGCGGCCGAATCCGCCGTTGCCGGGCTGCGAGTGCCTCCGCACAGCATCGAGGGGGAGCAGAGCGTGCTGGGCGGCCTGCTGCTCGACAACGCCGCCTGGGACCGTGCGGGCGACCTGCTGGCCGACAGCGACTTCTATCGCTACGAGCACCGGCTGATCTACGCGGCGATCAGCAGCCTGGTGGCGGCCAGCAAGCCGGCCGACGTCATCACGGTGTTCGAGCGGCTGCAGAGCCTGGGGCACGCCGAGGAAGTGGGTGGCCTGGTCTACCTGAACTCGCTGGCGCAGAGCGTGCCGAACGCGGCAAACCTGCGGCGCTACGCGGAAATCGTGCGCGAGAGGGCGGTGTTGCGCCAGTTGATCGCCACCAGCGACCAGATCGCCACATGGGCGTTCAACCCGGCCGGCCGGCCCGCGGCCGAGATCCTGGACGCGGCCGAGACGGCGATCATGGCCGTGGGCGAGCAGGGGGCAAGAACCCGGCGTGGCTTCGTGAGCATGGATGCCCTGGTGCCCGAGGTGCTTGATCGCGTGCAGGAGCTCGCCGATTCCGGCGGCGGCGCTGTGACCGGCATCGCCACCGGGTTCTACGACCTGGACCGCATGACCGCCGGCTTGCAGGGCGGGGATCTGGTGGTGCTGGCGGCACGGCCGTCGATGGGAAAGACGGCCTTCGCTTTGAACATCGCCGAGCACGTGGCCTTGAAAGTGCGGCTGCCGGTGGCGGTGTTTTCGATGGAAATGGGGGCGTCGCAGCTGGCCTTGCGGATGGTCGGCTCGATCGGGCGCATCGACCAGGGCCACCTGAGGACCGGCGCCCTGAATGATGATGAATGGGGGCGGCTGGCCGAGGCGGTGGAGCAGTTGCGCAGCGCCAGCATCCACATCGACGAGGCGCCGGCGCTCAGCCAGGGTGAGCTGCGCGCTCGCGCGCGGCGCCACGCCCGCGCGGTGGGCAGGTTGGGGCTCATCGTGGTGGACTACCTGCAGCTGATGAGCGGCAGCGGGGATGAGAACCGCGCCATAGAGCTGGGGGAGATCTCCCGGGGCCTCAAGGCGCTGGCCAAGGAACTGCAGTGCCCGGTGGTGGCCCTGTCCCAGCTCAACCGCAGCGTGGAGGCGCGCGGAGACAAGCGGCCAATCATGAGCGACCTGCGCGAATCCGGCGCCATCGAGCAGGATGCCGACGTCGTTGCGTTCATCTACCGCGACGACTACTACAACAAGGACAGCAAGGAGCCCGGCGTGGCCGAGATCATCGTGGCCAAGCAGCGCAACGGGCCCACGGGCACGGCCAAGCTGGCCTTCCAGAAGCCGCTGACCAAGTTCGAGAACCTGTCGATGAGGGGGGGCGAAGAGCCATGAAGTTCGACATCAAGATCACCGGCCTGCAGGAGATGCGGGCCAGCCTGAAGGACTTCTCGGACCGGCGCTTCCGTGCTGCCGTGGCCACGGGGCTGACGCGCACGGCCGTGGAGGCCAAGGCTGCGGCCGAGAAGCGCATGCAGGCCGACCTGGACAGGCCCACGCCCTACACGCAGCGCAGCCTGTACGTGGTCACGGCCACGGCTGAGCAGGGCAGGGCCGGCATCAGCAACCTCGCCACACCGGGTGACCCGTTCTCGGGCCGCATCGTGCGGTCTGCCTACCTGTCGGCGGAGGTCGGCATCAAGGGCGATGAGGGCGTGACCGGCAAAGGCACGCCGGCCACGAAGTACCTGCTGCCGCAGGTTGATGGCGGGCCGCGCCACACCAAGCGTTTCGAGCTGGCACTGCAGGCCAAGGGCGCCATGCCCAAGGGTTGGCTGGCCGTGCCGGCTGCCGGGGCGCGCCTCGACTCGTTCGGCAACGTCAGCCGCGGGCAGGTGCAGCAGATCCTGGCCCAGGTGGGTACCGAACTCCTGGCGGGCAGCCAGCGCACGCCGCAGAGCGACAAGGCAAAGCTGGCCGGGCTGAAGCGCGCCGGCGGTCAGTTCTTCGTGGTGCTGCCAGGCCGCAAGGGCAAGCTGAAGCCTGGGATCTACCACAGGGAACTGATCGGCCAGAACATCACGCCCGTGTTTGTCTACGTGCGCACGGCCGCCTACAGGAAGAGATACGGGTTCGATCAGGCTGTGCGTCAGGTGGTCGATGCAAACCTGAGGCAGAACATCGAGACGGCCGTGGCGCAGTCGCTTGAACGGCTGCGGGCGAGGGGGTGACCATGGTCGGCCAGTCGATCCTGCGTTCATCCCCCGTCTTCACGGGGGTATCCCACATTACCATGGGTCCTTCCAGAGACACCCCGTCGAGGGTAATTCGGACCCCGTTCGCGGACTGTTTCGCGGGTCTCCTAAGGGGGTTGTGACGTGGAGCGGGTGACCATGACCCAGACGGAGTTCGGTGCCCTGGTCGGCATCAGCCAGCAGGCCGTGAGCGAGCTGGTGCAGAGCGGCGTGCTGCCGGCCGGTGCGCCGTGGCGCACGTGGCTACTGGCGTACTGCGCCCGCCTGCGTGAGCAGGCCGCCGGGCGCATGGGTGGCGAAGATGGTGGCCTCGACCTGGTGCAGGAGCGCGCCGCGCTGGCCCGGGAGCAACGCATCGCGCAGCGGCTGAAGAACGACGTGGCCCGCGGCGAGTACGCCCCGGTGGGCCTGCTGACCGACGTGCTGGGCGCAGCTGGATCGGCCGTCGTCGACCGGTTCGACCAGATCGACGGAGCGCTGCGCAAGGCGTGCCCGGACCTGCCGGAGGCCGCCCGAGACGCCGTGCATGCGGTGATCTCATCGGCCCGCAACGAATGGATCCGCGCCACAGCGAAGCTGGCGGATGACCGCTTGGAGCAGCTCGCCGATGAGGTTGGCGATGACGATTCTGGCGTCCTGGCCGTGGAAGTCTGATGTCAGCAGAGCAACCGTTCCTGTTCGGAGACACCTGGGTGCCTGTGCGGGACGGAGACGCCACTGCTGCGGCGCTGTTCGATCGCCACTATTCGCGCAATCCGGCCGCCCGTGGAGACCCACGAGTAGCCGGACCTGGGCGGAAGATGGTGCTGCTGACGCCGTGCGCACGAGCCCTGTTTGTGTGGCGTGAGTTCCAGAGCAAGGACCCGACCGCCGCACCCGGGGATGTCAACTGCGCCATCTTCCGGAACGAGGGGGCGGGTCGGTCCAGCGACCTTATCCGAGCAGCAATGGCGCTTGCATGGTCCCGCTGGCCAGGAGCGCGGCTCTACACCTACGTCAACCCGAGGCGCGTTCGCAGCACGAACCCTGGGTGCTGCTTTCAGCGCGCCGGGTGGCGCCGATGTGGGACTACCAAGACCAGGCGGCTGGCCATCTTGGAGGCGCGCCCATGACAACCGCCATCGGAGCCATCCACCCAATCACCCGCCGATCGATCTCGGCCGCAGTGCGGCTGGGCATGGAGAGCCTGCGCGCCCAGCCGCCCATGCGCCTGAGCGAGTGGGCCCGGGAGCACTTCATCCTGGCCGGCGAGAGTTCGCACCAGAAGGGCGGCTGGGAGGCGTGGCCGTTCCAGGTGGGCATGCTCGACGCCATGAGCAATGACGACATCGAGGAGCTCGATGTCCAGAAGTCCAAGCGCGTCGGCTACACCAAGGGCGTGGCCGCGTTCGTCTGCTACACCATCGCGCACCGCCGCCGCAAGCAGGCCCTCTGGCAGCCCACCGACGACGATCGGGACTCGTTCGTGAAGAGCGAGATCGAGCCGCTGCTCGATGGCGTGGCCGCCGTGCGCCAGGCGCGCCGCAAGGCCGCCACCGATGACACCATGAAGATGAAGGTGTTCCGCGACTCGGTGGCGCACTTCCTGGGCGGCAAGGCGGCCCGGGCCTACCGCCGCATCACCGTGGCGGTGGCCATCCTCGACGAGTGGTCCGGCTTCGACCAGGTGATCGAGAAGTCCAGCGACCCTGGCACGCTGGCCAAGGGCCGGCTCGAAGGCGCCCCCTACCCGAAGTTCATCGGCGGCAGCACGCCACGCATCCGGGGTCTCTGCCACGTGGAGCGGGCCCGCCTGCTGGCCGATGCCGACCTGCGCTACCACATCCGCTGCACGCACTGCCGCGAGCTGCACCCGCTCACCTGGGGCGGCAAGGGGCTGCGCCACGGCATGAAGTGGGACAAGGGCCAGCCCGACACCGTGCGCCATGTCTGCCCGCACTGCGGCCTCGAGATCCGCCAGGGCGACTACCTGCAGGCCTGGGACGACGGCGCCCGGTGGGTCTGCATCAAGACCGGCATCTGGTACGACCATCACGCCGCTACCTGGCACAACGCCGCCGGCGAGCCCATCCGGCCGCCGCGGCACGTTGCCCTCCACGTGTGGGCCGCCTACAGCCCACAACGCACCTGGCCCGACATCGTGCGCGAGTTCGAGGCCGCGACCCAGAGCGCCGAGCGGGGCGACGCCGGCCCGCTGAACGGCTTCGTGAACGAGACCTTGGGCGAGACCTGGGAGGTCAAGGGCGAACGCGCCGAGGAGCACGAGCTGCAGGCCCGGGCCGAGCCGTTCCCGCTTGGCGTGGTGCCGATCGGCGCGCTCGCCCTCACCGCCGGCATCGATGTGCAGGGCAGCCGGTGGGAGATCGCCGTCTGGGCCTGGGGTCGTGGCATGGAGTCGTGGCCCGTCGATCACCACATCATCGATGGCAACCCCACGGACGAGCGCGACTGGCAGATGGTGGACGACTACCTGACCCGGCGCTACCGGCAGGCCTGGCACGGCGGCACGCTGGCCATCAGCGCCATGAGCATCGACTCCGGCCACCACACCCAGGCCGTCTACCACTGGGCGCGTCTGCAGGCCGGGCGCCGCCTCGTCTACGTCGTCAAGGGCTCGTCAGAGGACCACCGCCCCATCAAGGGCACGGCCACGCCGCAGGAAGTGACCTGGAAGGGCCAGCGCTGGGCGGCCGGCATCAAGCTCTGGAACATCGGTGTGGACACCGCCAAGGACCTGCTGCACGGCCAGCTGCAGATCGCCGCGCCAGGCCCGGGCTACGTGCACTTCTCCAGCCAGCTCCCACGCGAGTGGTACGAGCAGCTCACCGCCGAGCAGCGCATCCCCGTCAACAGCCCCACCGGCGTGAGCTACCGATGGGTGAAGCGCCGGCCGCGCAATGAGGTGCTGGACACCCGCGTGTACGCCACCCACTCGGCCTACATGCTGGGCCTGGACCGCATGACGCCGGCCCAGTGGGACCGCCTGGAGCAGGCCACCCAGCCGCCCCGTGACCTGTTCTCCGTCGACCCTGCAGAGGGCGTGCCAGCCGAGGTGCGGCTGCCGGCGCCGCAGCCCGAGGAGCCGCCTGCGCCGGCTCCAGCCCACCGCCACGCCGTCCAGCAGGCTGCCGCCGCGGCCCGCCGGGTCCAACCACGCCGCCTCGCATGACCTCCACCATGAGCAAACCCCAGAAGCCGGCCAAGGCCGACCCCGACCTGGTCGACCGCATCATTTCCCTGCTGTGCGATCTACAGCCGGCCTGGCGAGAGAACCCCAAGGTGTTGCGCCAGGCCGAGGCGGCTGTGCGGGCAGAGCTTGGGGGGCACCGGCACTACGTGCGGATGGATCCGCATGCTGCCCTGGCGCGCGAAGTTCTGATGCGCTTCAACGGCACCAACGTCAGCGAAGTGGCTCGCCAACTTGGTGTTGGCCGAGCCACCGTCTACCGCGTCATCAGGCAGGCCGGCTGCCCGAGGCGCTGAAATTTTTCTCAGTTTTTGCCCTATCCGTGAGACACCACCAGCAATAGGCTCCCCAGCATGGCACTCACCCAATCCGATCTCGACCGGCTCAACGCCGCAATCACGTCCTGCGAACTCGAGGTGGAGTTCGGCGATGGCCGCCGCGTCCGGTACCGCAGCATGTCCGAGTTGCAGGCAGCTTATGACCATGCCGTGCGCGTCATCGCGCAGCAGTCGGCTCCGTCCACAGGGCGGCGCACCGGCTACTTCACCTTCACCACCTCGCGGGAGAGCTGAATGGCCGCCATGCGCACCACGGATGCGGTTGCCACCAGCACCACCGGCCCCACGCGGCTGGACCGCCTGGTTGCCTGGATCAGCCCGGGGCTGGGCCTGCGGCGGCACCTGCAGCGGCAGATGCTCACCCGGGCCTACGCCGCGGCGCTGCCCGGCGACACCTGGCGCCCCAAGCGCGCCGGCGCCAGCGCGAACACCGAGCACATGGCCAGCGCGGCCATCCTGCGCGCCAAGAGCCGCAGCCTCATCGAGAACGTCGATTTCATCGCCGCCGGCATGAACGCCCGTGTGTCGTACACGGTGGGCACCGGCATCGTGCCTACCTGGCGTGGCCGCCATGGCGACCTGCTGGCCACCCTGTGGGCGCAGTGGGTGCAGGTGGCGGATGCCGATGGCTCCCGCACCTACTACGGCATCCAGGCTGAGGCCGTACGGGCCATGGATGCCGACGGCGAGGTTCTCATCCGCATCCGCGGCCGGCGCCGCGAAGACGGCCTGCCAGTGCCAATGCAGCTGCAGCTCCTGGAGATCGAGTACCTGGACACCACCCGCAGCCAGGCCAGCGGCGCGAACACCATCGTCAATGGCATCGAGTACGACTACCTGGGCCGCGTGGTGGCCTACTGGCTATGGTCGCAGCACCCGGGCGACGTCATCAGCACCGCACGGGCCCGTGGCCTGCAGAGCAACCGCGTGCCGGCGCAGGAGATCATCCACTTGCGGCACACCGGCCGTCCCGGCCAGGGCCGCGGGTTCCCGCGGCTCAGCCCGGCCATCACGCGCACGCGCGACCTGCAGCTCCTGGAAGAGGCGGAGCTTGCCCGCAAGAACCTGGAGGCCCGCCTCTCCGTGCTGGTGAGCGGTGACCTCTCGCAGCTGGCCAGCCCGCCCGCCCAAGCGCAGTTCGGGTCGGCGAGCAACACCCGGGACGCCCAGAGCCTGGGGGAGCTCGCCTCCGGCGGCATCACCGAACTGCCGCCCGGCATGGCCGCACCCACGGTCATCGAGCCCAAGGCCGCCCCCGGCTTTGTGGACTACTGCGGGTACAACATCCGCCTCATCTGCGCCGGCGCTGGCTTCACCTACGAGCAGGCCACGGGCGACTGGTCGGGGGCGAGTTGGAGCAGCGGGCGCATGCGCATGCTCGATTTCCGGCGCGAGATCGAGCAGCTGCAGTGGCTGACCGTCGTGCCGACCCTCTGCGAGCGCGTGTGCAGCGAGTTCGCGGCCTACGCAGCCCTGGGAGGCTCCATCGTCGGCAGGCCGGCTTACACCGTGGAGCACAGTACCCCGAAATGGGACTACGCCAACCCGCAGCAGGAGGTGGATGCCGACCTGTCCGAGGTAGCCGGCGGGCTGTCCAGCCTGTCCGAGAAGATCCGACGCCGCGGCTATGACCCCGTCAAGGTCTACGACGAACTGGAGCAGGACATCAAGCAGCTGCAGGCCCGCGGCATCTGGGACGCGCTGGTGATGTTGCTCAAGGGCAAGGCGCCCAGTGGCGCCAGCCAGCTTGAGCTGGCGGCGAAGTCGAAGTGATGGTCTGGGGTGGGCTCGGCGCGTCCACTCGCCCCGCCATCCTGTGCAATCAAGGCCGCTGAGGCGCTCCTGCGGCTTGATCTGGTTGCTGTGCTGCCAGATCCAGTGCCACCCGGATGCCGGCGGCAACGTTGCCGTCGCCCAGTGCCGCCGCGGTGGCGTGCTGCTCGGCGGTGAGCAGCACCGAGGTTTCTGCCGCTGCTCCAACCGGTTTGCGGCCAGCGCCTGGGCGGGCGCCGCCGCGCTTGGTGGCTGGCTTGGGCCGGCTGGTGCTCATGCCGTCGGGTGTCGGTTGGTTGCTCCGGCGCAGCGATACCTCTGAAAGTTGTCTCAGTTTTTGCCTTATATCTGAGACAACGGTTCGGCAGCATGCACTCCCATGCCAGCCGCCACAGCCGAGATCCAGCCGCCCAGCACCAGCCCGCAGGGCTCACGTGCCGCCCCCGGCGGCGACATGCTCGACCTGCCGCTCCAGGTCCGCCAAGCCACCGTAGAGCCCGCCACGTACAACGCTGACGACGGCACGGTGGAGGTGGTCTGGACCACCGGCGCGCGCCGCCGGGCCTACGACTGGTACGCCGGCACCTACTACGACGAGGAGCTGGACGTCAGCCCCGAGGCGGTGGACATGACCCGCTTCGAGGCCGGCACGGTGCAGGCGCTCGACAACCACCGCATCTACGGCGGCGTGCAGGCCATCCTGGGCGTGGCCACCCGCGGCTGGGTGACCGGAGGCGAGGGTCGCGCAACGCTCAAGCTCAGCCGGCGCCAGGAGATGGCTGGCATCGTGGCCGACATCCGCGCCGGGATCATCCGCGCCATCAGCTTCGGCTACTCCGTCGAGCAGTACCAGGTCACCGAGGCCCGTGCCCGCACCGATGGCGGCACCGTGCCGCTCTACCGCGCCACACGGTGGACGCCGCAGGAGATCTCGTTCGTCTCCGTGCCGGCCGATCCCAATGCGGCCACTCGCGGCCTTGCCGCCGATCCCGCTGCCGGCCAGGTGGCCGGTGAGGGCGGCCCCGGCGTGCGCCGGTTGGCCTCCCATCCATGCCAGTTCGTCCGCTCGGCTGCCGCCGGCGCACCTGGCGCCGTATCTGCAACCAACTCCACACAGGAGCGACACACCATGCCGGACGAAACGGTCCAAACCGCCCCGGGCGCTGCCACCGCAACGTCCACGCCCACAACCGCAGTCACGCCGCCCGCCGACCCCACCCGGGCGGCAGCCGATGCCGCGAACGCCCGCGCCGCCGACATCACCGAGCTGTGCACCCGCCACGCCGTGACGCACCTCGCGGCCGGCCTCATCCGCTCTGGCGTTGACCTGGCGGCCGCCCAGGCCCAGGTGCTGAACGAACTGGCCATGCGCTCGGCCGCCTCCGGCGGCCACATCACCACCCGCGTCGAGACCGTGCAGGACGAAGTGCAGACCCGCATGGCCGGCATCGAGAACGCGCTGATGGCGCGCGTCGATTCCCGCAGCCGCCTGGACGACAACGGCCGCCAGTACCGCGGCATGTCGCTGCTGGAGATCGGCCGCGAGATCCTGGAGCGCGGCGGTGTCACCACCCGCGGCATGGACCGCATGACGCTGGCCAGCCGCATGCTGAATTTTCGCAGCGGCGGCATGATGACCTCGGGCGACTTCGCGAACATCCTGGCCAACGTCGCCAGCAAGCGCCTGCGCCTGGGCTACGACGAGAACCCCGGCACCTACACCCGGTGGGCCCGGCGCGCGCCCAATGCGCCAGATTTCAAGTCGATCAGTGTGGTGCAGCTGTCGGCCATGCCCGACCTGCTGCAGGTGAACGAGCACGGTGAGTTCAAGTACGGCAGCCTGACGGACGGTGCCGAGACCTACAGCCTCATCACCTACGGCCGCATCGTCTCGCTCTCGCGGCAGGCCGTGGTGAACGATGACTTGCGGGCCTTCGATCGCCTGGTGTCCGGCTTCGGCGCGTCCGCCATGCGCCTGGAGAACCGGCTGGTGTACTCCATCCTCACCGCCAACGCCGCGCTGGCCGACAGCGTGGCGCTGTTCCACGCCACGCACGCCAACCTGGGCACCGGTGCCGGCTCGGCGCTGCAGCTCAGCTCGCTCACCACCGGCCGCACGGCCATGCGGGTGCAGAAGGGCTTGCAGAGCGAAGAACTGAACATCGCCCCGTCGGCCCTCATCGTGCCGGCGGCGCTGGAGCAGACGGCCTACCAGCTCACCAGTGCGAACTACGTGCCGGCCACCACCTCGGCCGTCAATGAGTTCCGGGCCGGCGGCCGCACGGCGCTGGAGCCCATCGTGGAGCCCGTGCTGGACGCCAACAGCGCCACGGCCTGGTACCTGGCGGCCAGCAACAGCCAGGTGGACACCGTCGAGTACTGCTACCTCGATGGCGCCGAGGGCCCGGTGATCGAAACCGAGATGGGCTTCGACGTCGACGGCATCAGCTTCAAGTGCCGCGAGGACTTCGCGGCCAAGGCCATCGACTTCCGCGGCCTCTACAAATCGGCCGGCGCCTGATGAAAACCGGCCCGATGCAGGCGCAGCCGGCCGGTGGCCGGGGCGTCTGACGGGCCGGGTCCAAACGCACTCACCAAGGACCAAACACCATGAAAAGCTTCGTGCAAGAAGGCGACGTGATCACCGTCACGGCCCCCTACGCGGTGGCCAGCGGCGCCGGCTGCCTGGTCGTCGGCCTGTTCGGCGTGGCCACCTCCGCGGCGGCATCCGGCGCCTCGGTGGAGATCAAGACCCAGGGCGTGTTCGACCTCGCCACCCTGAGCACCGACACGCCCAGCCAGGGCACCAAGGCCTACTGGGACGACACCAACAAGAGGCTGACCACCACCTCCACCAACAACACGCTGGTGGGCGCCTTCGCGGCCGCCAAGGCCAGCGGCGTGGCCGTGGGCCGCGTCTACCTGGACGGCACGGTCCGCTGATCGCCGCCGGCTGATCGACCACCGCAGCAGCGCCGCGAAACAGCACCATGGCCACCATCACCCTGCCGGCCGATACCACGAGCGACGTGTTCGCCCGGGCCGGCCAGGCCATCATGCGGCGCGGCGCCAACGTCGAGGCGCTCATCGACGGGGTCGCCGTGGTGGGCTACCACTCGCGCACGCCCGCCCTCAGTGCCATGGCGGACCTGCGGGCGCAGAACACCGAGCACATCCTGGATGTGCTGACGGCTGACCTGCCGGGTGGCGTGGCCGAAGGCTCCACGGTGGTCATCGGCGCGGCCTCGTACCTGGTGGGGCGTCCGCCGGAGGCCTCCGCGGACTACGGCATCACCCGGCTGCACCTGGAGGCGGCGTGATGCTGGCCCAGCGAAAGCTCCTGGACCTCATCCTGGCGGACCTGCAGGCAGGCCCGCCTGTGGCGGGCGGCAACATCCAGCGGCAGGTCGGCCGGCCGCTGGCCGCCGGCACGAGCCAGATGGTCACCCTGCGGCTGGTGCGCAGCCGCGGCAACCCCATCATGCTCGGCGGCGACTCCCCCATCGAGTGGCAGACGCTCGTGGGCATCGGCTGCGTGGCGCGGGCCGCCACCGGGCAGACGCCCGACGAAGCCGTGGCCGACCTGCTGGCCGCCGTGCATGCCCGCGTCGCCGGCAGCACAGCCCTGGCCACCGCCGGCTACCGCGTGCACCCCGAGCACCACCTGGAGTGGGACCAGGACGAACTCGAGGACCGCATCGGCGCCGTGATCGCCATCTACACCGTGCGCCACCTCAGCGCCATCACCAACCTTGAACCAGCGGCCTGAGCCGCACAGGAGCAGGAGCACACCATGTCCATCACGCTTGCAGTCGGCACCGCCATCGCCATTGCGTCCACCTACGGCTCGTCGGTCAGCATGTCCGCCATCACCAACGCGTCGTCGGCCGTCGCGACGCTGGCCGGCGGCCACAGCGTCGTCGTCGGCGACTTCCTGGAGATCACCTCCGGCTGGTCGCTGCTCACTGGCCGCATTGCGCGGGTCAGCGCCGTCAGCACCAACGACGTGACGCTCGAGAACATCAACACCAGCAACACCACCAACTACCCGACCGGCACGGGCACGGGCAGCATCCGCCGCATCACGGCCTGGACATCCATCAGCCAGATCACCTCCGGCATCAGCTCCAGCGGCGGCGACCAGCAATTCGCGGACGTCACCACGCTGCAGGACCGCAACCAGCGGCAGATCCCCACCCGGCGCAGCCCCGTCACGCTGACGCTGCCGGTGTTCGCCGACGAGTCGCTCTCGTGGGTGGCCACGGTGCGCGCGGCCAGCGAGTCGGCCACGGCCACCGCGGTGCGCCTGGTGTACCCCAATGCCTCACGCACCGTCGCCAACGGCTACTGGTCGATGAGCGACATCAACACCATCCAGGACGACACGCTGCGCAGCCAGATCACGGTGGCGTTCGCGGCGCAGTCGACCAACTACTCGACCTGATCGCCACGCCGGCGCGGCGCGCCGGCCTCCACATCACCCAACCCCTGCCAGCCACGATGCCGACCTTCAAGATCAACCCCGCGCCGACCTTCGCGGCCGACGTCATGCTCACCGTGCCGGGCGCCACCGAGCCGGTGCGCCTGCCCGTCACATTCAGGCACTACAGCCAGACCGCTTTCGACGCCCTGGTCGCGCAGGCCAAGGCCCAGGAGCAGGCCGGCAAGCCGGTGTCTGCGGCCGACTGGCTGATCAACCTGGTGGTGGACTGGGGCCCCGGCATCGTTGATGACGACGACAAGCCCGTGGCATTCAGCCACAAGGCGCTGGCCCAGCTGCTGGACAACTACCCGGGCGCGTTCGGGCAGATCAACTCCGCCTACGGCCGCGCCCTCGTGGAGGCCCGCGCAAAAAACTGAAGCAGGCGGTGCGCGCGCTGTACCCGCCACCGCCTTCCAAGCTCACCGACCAGGACCGCCACACCATGCAGGCACTCGGGCTGACGGACGACATGCTGGCCAAGCCTGAGGCCGCTGGCGATGTGGCGCTGTGGCCCGACCTGGCGGCGCCATTCGAGCTGTTCCTGGCGCTGCAGACGCAGTGGCGGATCGGGTTCAACGGGCCCACCGGCCTGGACTATGGCGCCGTGCCCGTGGTGGCGCGCGTGATGCAGCTCGGCCGCCGCCGCCTGCGGGAGCTGTGGGCTGACCTGCAGGCCATGGAGCGCGCGGCGCTCGAACTCTTTGCGGAGCGTAGGCGCGATGGCTGACGACGTCATCCGCATTCGGTTCAACGCGGACCCGGGCAACGTCGAGTCCACCGTCGAGCGCACGACGCAGGCGCTGGGCCGCATAGGCACAGCCGGCGAGGTCAGCGCCAAGCAGGCGGCCGCCGCCATGCGCGGGCTGCCCGCTCAGTTCACGGACATTGCCACGTCGCTGCAGGGTGGGCAGAACCCCCTGACCGTACTGCTGCAGCAGGGTGGTCAGATCAAGGACATGTTCGGCGGTGTGGGCCCCGCCGTGCGTGCTGTTGGCAGCCAGGTGGCGGCCATGGTCACGCCGGTGACCGCCCTTGCAGCCGCGGGGACGATCTTCGCGATTGCCTACGCCAAGGGCGCCGACGAGGCTGCGAACTTCAATCGCCAGCTCATCCTCACTGGCAATGCCGCCGGTACCACAGCCGGCCGGCTGCAGGATGCGAGCAAGCGCGTGGCGGCCCTGGTCGGCACGCAGTCCCAGGCCGCGGCAGCGCTGGCCGAGCTGGCGGGTGCGGCCAACATCAGCCCGGCCGGCCTGGAGCGCTTTGCCGCGGCGGCGCTGAAGATGCAGCGCGCCACCGGCGTGTCGGTGGCGGACACGGTCAAGCAGTTCGTCGAGTTGGGACGCGCCCCGGTGGAGGCGTCCGCCAAGCTCAACGAGAGCAACAACTACCTCACCCTGGGCGTCTACCGCCAGATCAAGGCGCTGCAGGATGCCGGCCGCACAGCCGATGCTGCGCGGGTGGCGCAGGATGCCTGGGCCGACGCGCTGTCCGGCCGCAGCGACCAGATCGTGCAGAAGCTGGGACTGCTGGAGCGCGGCTGGCAGGCCGTCAAGGACGGCGCCGGGAGTGCTTGGAACGCCATGCTCAACGTCGGCCGGGCCGACACCCTTGGCGACCAATTGGCTACCGCCGAGAAGCGATTGCGGGACCTGCAGCGCGAACGCGACGTCAACCTGCGCAGCAACACCGGCCGGCGCAGTGGCACCTTTGCTGCGCAGCTCGCCGACCAGCAGGCCATCATCGACAGCCTGCGTGAGCAGATACGGCTGGAGGGCAGCGTGGCCGATAGGGCTCGGGAGGCTGCTGACAAGGTGCGTGCCCGGGGCGAGTTCGACAAGCTCGTGGAGGGGTCGCTAACCCAACAGGAGCGGTTGTCGCGTGCCATTGTCGAGGCCAACAACCTGGCGAACAGTGCTGGCGCCTCGGCCGCCGAGCGCGCCAAGGTGATTGCGGCCCTGCGGGAAAAATTCAAGGGCGCGGAGGGAAACCCATTCGCTGCGGAGCAGGAGGCTGCCAAGAGGTGGGCCGATTCGCTGATGAGTTTCGATCGGATCGCCGACAGTGCGAGCGGCAAGGCCGCCGAACTGACCAAAGGTCAGATTGATCTGTTGGCGGTGCTGAAGTCGCCCGACTGGAGCATATGGTCAGAGGAGATGGGCCAGATTCAGCTGGCGCATGCGTTTGCCGCCATCAACGCGGAAAAGCAAGGCGCTGCTACGGAGCATCTGGCCCGCGTCCTGAAAGAAGCGAAGAAGACCTACGACGAACAGATTTCCGCCATGGAGCGTGGCGTGGCCACCATCGAGGCCCAGATCCAGGGCCAGCGCGATGAGGCTGCCGCCTCCGAGCTGGCCGAGGTCAGGCACATCTCGCTGAGCCGGGCGATCCAGGAGGTGGAGATCGCGCGCCTGCGCGAGCGGCAGGCGGCGTTGGCGGGGCTCGACTCCCAGCAAGCGACATCCGACATCATCGACCGCGAGATCGATGCGCGCCGGCGCCTGGCCGACGCGATGGACACCACGGCCGCTAGAAAAGCCGCCGAGAAGCTGCGCCAGGACCAGGTTCAAGAGTGGCAGCGCGTGTGGGACCAGGTCGGCGAAGGCCTGGCCGATGCGCTGATCAATGGCGGCAGCCGGGCGGCGGACACCATCAAGCGGATGTTCTCGCAGATGGTCCTCAGGCCCGTCATCCAGGCGACCCTCGGCGGCTTCGCTGCGGCGCTGGGGTTGACGGGCCCTGCATCGGCCTCTGGCGGCCCCTCCGGCGCCGGCGTCCTGGCGGGTGGCAGCAGCCCCTTCGCCAGCCTGGGCACCCTGTTCGGCGCCGGTGGCGCCGTGGGCTCGCTCGGCAGCATCTTCAATGCCGGCTCGGCGCTGGCCTTGAATGGCGGCACTTTGGTGTCGCTGCAGGGCGCTGGCGCAATGATCGGCAACGGCAGCATGCTGGGCGGGCTGGCGCAGGGCGCCGGCACCGTCGCCCCGTGGCTGGCGGGCATCGGCCTTGGCCGGACGGTCGGCCAAGGCATCAGCGGCGGCTTCGCCGTGGGCGGTGGGTCCGGCAACGCCGCCGTGAACATCGGCACCGCCATCGGGGCGATCTGGGGCCCGATCGGCGCGGCTGTAGGCGGTGCCCTCGGCGGGGTGGTGAACCGCGCATTCGGCCGCCGGGCGCCCGAGACGCGCGACAGCGGCGTATTCGGCACGCTGGGGGGTGACCAAGGCACCTCGCTGCAGTCCTTCCAGGACTGGTTCCAGAAGGGCGGCTTCTTCCGCAGCAACCGGTCCGGCACCAACATCAGCGCGCTGGACACCCAGACCGCCGGCACGTTCAACACCGCCGTGGCCGCCATCCAGCAGGCCACCCGCGGCTATGCCGCCACGCTGGGCCTGTCGGCCGACAGCGTCAGCGGCTACACCCAGCAGATCCGCCTCAGCCTGCAGGGCCTGAACGAGCAGCAGGTCACCGAGGCCATCCAGACCACGCTCGCCCGCTTCGCGGACGGCCTGGCCAGCGGTCTGGGCGCTGACTTGGCCGCGCTGGCCAAGCCCGGCGAGGCGGTCGGCACCACCCTGGCGCGCCTGGCCACCTCGCTGCAGCAGGCCAACGGCGTGCTGGACAACCTCAACCAGGGCCTGTTGGCCACCAGCACCGCCGGCGCCGATGCGGCCGCCAAGCTGCTGGAGGCCTTCGGCTCGCTGGACTCCTACGTCGCCCTGAGCGCCAGCTACCTGGATGCCTTCTACGACGCCGGCGAACGCAGCGCCATCGTCACCCGCCAGCTCACCGCGTCCTTCGCGAACCTGGGGCTGGCGCTACCCACCACGCGCGACAGCTACCGCGCGCTGGTGGATGCGCAGGACCTGACCACCGACGGAGGCCGGCGCACCTACGCCGCACTGCTGCAGCTCAGCGGCGCTTTCGCCAGCGTGACCGACGCCGTCAAGCTCAACGTCAGCTCCGTCACCAGCGAGATCGAGCGGCTGCGTGGTGCGGGCGCCAAGGCGTCCACAGGCCCCGCCAATTTGGCCGGCCTGCTGAGCCAGTTCGCCGCCACCACCGGGCAGGCCCGCGCAGGCAGCCAGTCCGCCATCGATGCGCTGCCGGACATCAGCCGCTCCATCGAGGCCGCATCCCAGTCCACGGCCAGGACGGCGGCCGAGGTGGCGGTGATGCGGGCCTACTTGGCCAGGAGCCTGGCCGACACGTTGTCGGCCACCGGCTCGGTGGATGTGAGCGCGCAGGCCGTCAGCGCCAGCACCACCGGCACCGCAGCGGCGCCGGGGGCAGCGCAAGACAGGAGCATGGTGCAGGAGATGCAGGCCTTGCGCGCCGCGCTGGAGGCGCTGCGGACCGACCAGCAAGCCCAGGCCGCGCAGCTGGCAACCAACACGGGCAAGTTGTACCGGCTGATGGATCGCGCATCCCAGGGCGGCGACGCCATCAGCGTCCGCGTGCTCCCGTCCTGATCCGGCACGCCATGCAATTCATCGCGCCCATCGCCGTCACGGACGCCATGCTGACGGCCAGTTCGCTGGAGGAAGACGACTATCCCGCATGGAGTGCCGCCACCGTCTACGCGGTAGGCGACCGCGCCATCCTGACCAGCACCCACCGCATCTACCAGCGCCTCAATGCCGGCAGCGGCCCCGCGGCGCCGAACCTGGATGCCACCAACTGGGTGGATGTCGGTCCAACCAACAAGTGGGCGCCGTTCGACCGTGGCGTTGGCAGCGCCGCCACGAGCGGCTCAGACACCACGCTCAGCTACACCATCACGCCGGGCCAGGTCGTGACTGGCCTCGTGCTGATGGATGCCGCATGCGATGCGGTGTCAATTCGGGTCACGGCTGGTGGCGATGTTATCTATGAAAAAGAATACGCGCCTGTGATAGCCGCGGATTTGGCAATAGGAGACTGGTATTCATATTTCTTCGAATCAATTAAGCGGCGCGTAAGTTTGTTAGATGCTGCTCTGCCTGCATTTTCTGAGGCGGTTATCGATGTCGTCTTGACTGGCGCTGCGCCGCTGCGGATTGGAACCATGGCTTTGGGCCGACCGTACACGATAGGATCAGCGTTGGCCGGCGGGCGATTGTCAATAATTGATTACAGCGTAAAAACTACAGACGAATTCGGTACTACAACTCTGGTGGAGCGCGCATATGCCAGGCGCCTGGAAGCAAATGTTGTCGTTTCCACAATGGCAATAAGTACTATCTCTCAGAGATTGGCCGACATACGGGCAACCCCTGTTGTGTGGATTGGCGATAGTTCGGTTGACTCGACATTAATATATGGTTGGTGTCGAGAATGGGCCATTGAGATGCAATACCAAAACATCAGTTACTGCAATATGGTTGTAGAGGGGCTGGTTTGATTTTAATAGGAGCAGATTGAATGAGCACGATTACACCTCTGCCGGCCCCACCAAGCAGATTAGATCCAGCGAACTTTGCGGCTCGGGCTGATGCATTCTTGGCTGCAATGAAGCAGATGGTTGATGAGTTCAATTCTGCTGCGTTTGGATCGGCTGCCGAACTAGGCGCGGATTTAGCCTCTGTAGTCAATGTCATGGACGGTGATGGACGAATAGCCGTCAAGCGCACAGAGGCTGGCGCAGTAGCCGAGACACAGCACAAGTTTAATCAGTATGCGCCACTGAGTGTGGACTCTTGTGGGGCCGTGCCTGATGGGTCGACAAACTGCACCATCGCGTTCACAGCCGCCCGCTCCGCCACTGGTGGACGGTATCACCTGCCAGGGCCGGGCACCTACGTGGTAGACCCGTCACCCGACGTGTTTGCTGACGCATTCACGGCGGGTCCGAGCACTTTCCTGAAGATCGGTGGCGTCACGTATGACGTGTCGCGAGCCTTCTTGGGTCCGTTGCGCTGGGTGGCGTTCAGTAACGTGCTGAGCGGCATCGTGCACGCCAAGACGGGGAGCGTCCTACAGCAATGGCAGGACGGGTCGCCAGGCACTGCTACTTATTTCTACCGCGGCCTCGCATTCAAGACGGACAGCCACTTCATCCAGTGCAAGCCGGCCACGAACGGCGGCAGCACCGACTTGCTGTTCCAGCGGTCGGATGTGAATACCCAGGCGGTTGTGACTGGTTCGATTGCCGCAAACACGTTGACAGTTTCAGCCGTGACTTCCGGTGCGCTGGCGGTCGGGGATACGCTCGCCGGCACAGGCGTAACGCCTGGAACAAAAATCACCGCACTCGGCACAGGATCTGGCGGCACCGGCACATACACAGTGAGCCCAAGCCAGACTGTAGCCTCTACCGCCATCACGGCAGGCGATCCGAATGGCAATCGTTTTAACTTGACGTATGAGGAGTCCGCCGACCGTCTGCTGCTGTCCTACGCGACAGCACAGGCTGGATCTCCCGCGTTCGACACCGCGATGGCGGTATACGGATCGCGAGCTGCAACACCCAGCATAATCACCTATGACGGTCTGCTGCTGGGGTTTTTCCAGGGGTACTATACGCAGACCAGATCGGGTGGTGCGCTGAAATTCGGCCGCATACCGACCACGGCTACGCGACACGACGAAAAGGACCTGACCAGTGGGAACGTTCTAAGTACTGTGACGCGCAGCGAAAGGCGCATAGCAGGCATTGGGCACGACACGATGCTCGATGTACCGATTGGCATCGTAGGCCCGAAGCGCTGGGGTGGCGTGTTTTCAGATCTCGGCGGAGATGGGGCGCTCCCGGTCACGAAGACGATCATGGACGCCTCTGGCGCAACCAGGTGCGGGGTAATCGGATATCTCCGCGCGTCATGCACGCCCAGCGGCGCGGCCGGTGGAGCGCGAGAGGCGCGGTTCGTCTTTGACGGCACGACACTCACCCTCACCGACATCGTGAATACCCTGCCGGCAGGCTTCACGGCCACTATCATCAAAACTGGGGCAACGCTGCAGCTCAGCTTGGCATACACGGGCGCATCCGGCGCTGGCTACACGGTTGCTGCGTCAGTCGAGTTCGAATATGCGGGTCGGTAGTGCAATGGCTCTACTGATTGCTGTGCACCTGCTGCCTGAGTGGCTGGCTGCTGCCGGCCTCGGAACGCAGGCCGCCCTGGAGTACATCGCCTATGGAGCGGAGTCGGCGGCGCTCTGGGGCGCCGTGCTCTGCGCCTCGCGCGGTCCGCTGCGCTACGTGGCCGCCTGGGGCTTGTCAGAGAGCCTGGCTCGCGCCGGTTGCCGGGGCGCGCTCCCGCTCGATCGCGCCCCATCGCTGCACCCAGGGCAGACGCTCTGCGATGCCGCCGCCGGCTGGCCCGTCAGCCTCGTGTCACTCGCCGCAGCGCTGCTGCTGGCCGCCTACCTCAACCACCGCGGCGCGAGCCGCTGAAAGCCCGCATGGCCGACATCGCATCACCCATCGCCATCTGCGTGGCCGGCGGCGTCACGGCCGCCTGCGTGCAGTCGCTGATACCTGAGCTTGGGGCCTACGGCGTCAGCGGGCCTTCGATCCTCTGGGGCGCGGTCGGGGCATACGCCGGCGACATGCTGCGCATGCTCCAGGCCCAGGAGGCTGGCAAGACCTACACGCGCATGACGCGCGGCATGCTGTTCGTGTCCAGCGCCGTAGGCGCCATCGGCGGACCGTGGGCGGCCCAAGCAGTGGCCGGTGGCGGCCTGCTGGCCACTGGTGGGTGCAGCGTCATCGTGGGGGCCACCTGGCATGTTCTGCTGCAGTGGCTCATGCGCGAGGCCATGAAGCGGATGGCGGGCTTGTTGCCAGGCGGCAAGGGGGCGGCGGAATGAATCTCGACATCATCGAACTGGCGACGCTCGTGGCAGCGATCATCGTGGGCCTCTACATCGTGCTCGCCCGCCGTGTGCACATCCTCTCGCACGGCTGGGGCTGCGCGCTCTGGCACCTGGTGGCGGCCTGCGTATGCGCCGGCGCCGCGGTGGATGCGCTGCACGGCCGCTCAGGCGCCTGGCTGTTCGGCATCGCCGCGGTGGTGGTCTGGCTGGCCGAGAGCCGGCACACGTGGCGCGAGTCCCGGCCGCGGCGGCGGCTGGCGCGAGCGATGGCCGCGCCGCAGCGAGGCGGCGGGGTAGGCGAGGAGCGTGCGGCGGCCGCCGTCATGCGGGGCGGCGGGGTAGGCGAGGAATGAGCGCCATGCGTCTGCGCCTGGAGCGCCTGCAGCTCGACCCCGATGTCACGGTCGGCTCGCTGACCGTTGACGGCGACTGGGCGTGCTGGTCCTGTGAGGATGCCGTGCGCGAGGTGTCTGGCCAGCCTGTGGCGTCGTGGAAAGTGCCCGGCAAGACCGCGATCCCATACGGCACCTATGCGATCGACATCACGCGCAGCGCCAGGTTCTCTCGGGACCTGCCGCTGCTGCTGGCCGTGCCTGGATTCGACGGCATCCGCATCCACCCGGGCAACACGGCGGCCGACACCGAAGGCTGCATCCTGCCAGGCCTGGATCGCCTGCCGAAGAGCGTGGGCCGCAGCCGAGATGCCTTCGTCGCACTCTTCGGCGAGCTGCGGCAGGCGATGTGGGCCGGCCGACCCGTCAGCATCGAGATCGTGCGAGGCGTGGCGCCGTGAGCCTGCCGGCCCAGGTGCTGGCGGGCCTGCTGGCCCTGCTGCTGGCCGCCGCGGCCGGGTGGCGCCAGGGGGTGTTGGCCGGCGATGCCAAGATCGAGCGCGCCCGGGCCGATGCAGAGGCCGAGAACGCGCGCCGCGCCGAAGCGATGCAGGAGGTGACCCGCTATGCCAACCAGTACCGTGCCCGCTTCGAGGCGGACCGCGCTGCTGCTGTCCGCTCTCGTGACGAGCTGCAGCAGCGTCTCGCCGCCGCCGTCGCGGCCGCGCGTGCCGCCTCTGCCGCCGGAGGCCCGCCAGCCGGCGACCCCATCGGAGTGCTCGCCGACGTGCTCAGCCGCGCTGACGAGCGCGCGGGCGTCCTGGCTGCGTACGCCGACCGGGCCAGAGCCGCCGGCAGCGCCTGCGAGCGGTCCTACGATGCGCTGACTGGGCCACCGGCCCTACCGTAGCCGCCCCATCCGCGGCCACGCCTCCAGCGGCGGCACCGGGTCGCCGGGAAGCCATGGGTGCGGCGGCTCGTCGTCCGAGCCAGGCTCCCGCGCCCAGAACGCGCACCCCGCCTCGGGATTTGCCTTCACGTGCGGGCGCGGACCCTCGGCGCAAAGCGTGCGACCGCGGCCGAGGCGGCCGGCGAAGTGGGTGCAGGTGTAGCACGACCCTTTGGATTCCGGCCGGAAGTGGAAATCGCGCATGGCCCATCGTAGTGGCCGTGCAAGCTCGCGTCCCGCATCATCGGCTAACCTGTTGATTCTTCACGCGCTGATGCAACGTATTTGACGCTCTCGCGAGACCCCAAAAATGAACGTAAGTCGTTGTCGCGCATGGAAAAAATCGCCGTTTTGATGGTCTGCATGGGCAGCATACTTCACGCCCCGCGCGCCCCGTTCGCGTCCCGTTCAGCTCCCGCAATCCTGATGCTCACACGCACCGGCTCGACCCCCCGCGGATCGGCGTAGAGCGCGCTCATGCGCTCCGTGGCGTGCCCCAGCAGCGCTTTTGTATCCACGTTGCCCTGCTGGTCGTAGAGGCGTTTGGCCAGGCTGCGGATCTCGTGGAAGGTCGGCGCGCCCTCGTCGGCGATCCCGGCCACCTTGCGGGCCTCCGTGAAGGCGTGGCTGATGCGATCAGGGTGAACCCTACTTCCGGCCGGCGCGTTGCCCCACGGGTTGACGTGGTGCACGACGTGGCGCGACACGACGCCGGTGCGGTGCGCCAGCACGTCGGCCAGCGTCCAGCCCAGCACGTCGAGGCGCAGGGCCAGCGGGATCGCGAGCCGGGCGCCTGTCTTGGGCCGGGTGATGGTCAGCCAGCCGTCGGCGATGGCCGAGCGCTGCAGGCCTGAGATGGTCGCGCGGTCTGCGCCCGTGACGAGGGCGAGCTGCATCGCCAGCGGCAACCATTCGGCCACCTGGCCGGCGACTGCATAGATGGCCCGGAACGCTTCCAGCGTCAGCCGGCCGCGTTTAACGTCGGGCCGCGGCGCCTCCGTGACCTCAGCCGGGTTGGCATCCATCCACCCCAGCTGCATGCCGCGCCGGCAGACGGCGACCAGCCGAGAGCGCAGGGCCTGGGCGGTGCGCCCCTGGCCGGCCTCGATGCGGGCCTCGATGAGGCCGGCGCAGTCGGCCACGGTGAGGGCGCCGCATGCGCGCGCACCCAGGTGCTCGCGGATGATCTTGTCGAGGCTGCGGCGGGTCTTGATTGTGTTCTCTGCCCCGGAAGCCGGCATCTTGTCGAGCAGCTCGGCCAGCGTCTTGGCGGAGCCGCTCAGGCGCTCGACCAGCGACGGCTTCGCGTCCATGACGTGCAGGTTCGCGGCATTGGCCTCGGCCTTGGCGACGGCCAGCGCCACGCGGCCGATGGGCATCTCAACGCCCGTCTCCGGGTGGACCCAAGAGTAATAGCCTGGCCGGCGCTCGCGCAGCCCGCGCGGCCAGTCCCTGCGCTTGATGGATCTCCTGGCCGGGCTCATGCGGCGCGCAGGCGGTCGACCAGCGACGGCCGCGGCGTGGCGCCAGTCGCCAGGCGCTTCGCGGCCTCTTCGACGAACCATTCGCGGCCGACACGCTCGGGCGCAGGGTGGATCTGGCCTTCGCGCGCCCACTTGCGCAGCACCCACACAGAGGGCGCCGGGTCGTAGTGGCGTTGGGCCCAGGTGGTCAGGGGTATTTTCATGGCTGGATCTGCTTGAACGTCAGGGCCCACACCCACGGGTTCGCTTCCCACGAGCTTGCGCCATTGATCAGCGACCAGAGCGAGCGGTACGCATGCCACGGACCGTCCGGGTGGGCCGCCGCACCCTCGGCGCGCGCATCCGCCTCGCTGATCTCCTGCAGCCGCTGCACGCGCACGTCAGTGATCTCCAGCGTGATGCGGCTGGCCCGGCGC